TAGATGCCGCAAGCGCTCCGGCTGGTTGTGTTCCACTGCGTGGCCAACGTAATCCAAGTGGATCCGCTAGGGTTCTTCCACGCCGCGAATCGGCCTAGGCTGGTGTCGATGTACGTATTCCAACCTTCACCAGCCAGGAACGTCTCCAGCTTGGTAAAGAAGTCGGCAACTCCCGAAACGCTCTGTGCTGTGTATGCCATTACACCGACTCCCGAATGCAAATGTACTGGTACGTCTGCGTATTCGCGTGGTTGTGGAAGATGCGGTAGCGGTCGGTTCCGATCTCCAGGTAGTCTTCGGAGAAGTTGACGATGGTCGCCCCGGCCGAGTTCGTGTTGTAGACCCAGAAGAACCCGCGCAACTGCCCGCGCGGCGAGTCAAGCACTTGGTCGATCTGGGTGCTCTGTCGCGACAGCAGCGTAAGTGGGATCGGAAAGAACTTCGGCGTGGTCCCCGGGCAGGGCAGTAGGCGCCGCGTGGCCGCCGCGCGCCCGACGCTGCCGATGCCGGTGTAGATTTCCAGTGGCCCATAGGTGGCAATCCACTGTAGGGGGACGATGCCCGACCCACCCGACGGCTCCTGGATTCGCACCATGGGCGCCATGCCCTGCTGGGAATACGCGCTCGTGTTGAAGTTGACCGAGTTCGCGACGTTCACCCAGGTTGCCGTTTCCGCGCGGTAGAACCAGTGGCCCGACTGCGCCGCGGTGGGCGCGCAGCACTCCGCCAGCCCCGAATGGTTGATCGACGAAAGCGCTGGGTCGACCGTTCGATCTCGACTGCTCGCGCCCACGAACATCGGGTACGGGTTCTCGGTCTCCATGGCAAAGGTGTCCATGTAGCCCGCATACCACTGCATGTATCTGCCGTCGTCCGTGGCCGCTGCGTTACTGTTGATGTTGAGAATGCCACCTATCCGCGTGTCGTCGATGGTCAGCCAGAAATCCATCTCCTGCAACGTGTTCTCGTTGCAGCAGATGTACGGCCGGCTGGCGGAGAACGTGCCGGGATCGCCCAGCACGTTCGGCTGCGACGCCAGCGCCAGCGCCGGGTTGTGCGCGATCATGCCGACCAGCCCGATGAATGGGCGGGTATTGATGCCCGACGTGCTGGTGCCGGTCGCGAATCCAACGTACGGCTTGTTCGTGAACCCCGCCGCGTCGCCCTTGAGCACCACCTGCTTTTCGTTGGTGATACTGTTGAACGTGGCCGAGTTCGTGTTTCGCTCGCACGTCCACCCGGTTTCAGCCAGCGTGATGTCGACCGTGGCGGCCGAGCCGGTGCCGCCGGTCACTGCCAGCCCCGTGGTTCCGATCAGCCCGGTATAGGTGATGGTAAGCGTGCAGCCCGATCCCGTGCCGGCAGTCGGCCCAACCTTCGACGTGGCCGCCGGGTTGCTGGGGGTCGCCGAGTATGCGCCGCCATCCTCGAACAGCGTGACGGTAGCCACTGCGCTAACCGACAGCGTCGCCACCTGAAACTTGGCCTTGTTGCGCTGGGTTCCGCCCTGGACTTCCAGGATGTTGCCGACCGCGTAACCGCTGCCGCCAGCGCTCACCGTGGCCGACGCCGCGCGATCCCCGTACGCGCCGTTGCTCACGATGCGCAGCGTCAGAATCTCGCCACTGCCGCCCACGGTCAGCACCTCGAACCGTGCCACCAGGTACGCGCCCGCATGAGGCAGCTCGACGACGTCGCCAACGACGTACCCCGTGCCGCCAGCGTTGACTGCGACCGTGGCCACGTGCTGGCTGGTCGCGGCGGCCACGATCTTCGTCAGGAAGTCGCGGTAATTGGTTGCGCGACCGGAGCCGCTACCTACGTTGGCCTGCCACACTGGTACACCTCACTGGATGACTTGCCGCACTCGTTCGGGATTCCGGGAGAGTGCGTTGATGATAGCTTCATCTGCGCCGCCGTTGTTGATGGCTGCCGGAACTTCGTTCGGGTCGGTAACGTTGACCACCTGCACGTTGACCTGCGGCGGTGCAGCGGACGCTGCCGCGATTGGCGCGACACTGCCGGTCTGCCCAGGGGTGAACAGCTCAGGGCCACGCTCGCCGACCAGGTAGGACCGGCCTGGCTGCGTCGTACCGCCGTCGGCGAAGGCGCCCGCCGGCACCGGTGGCGCCGCGGTGGGGATGCCCACGCCGCCCAGCGCTGCATTGATCGCCTGCACCACCAGCAGCCGCGCGAGGATGCGGGCCAGGTCGTCCAGGAACGCTTGGGTGAATTTCTTGATGTCGAGTTCGCCCTTCCGCGCGAACTCGGTAATCGCATCCGTGGCGTTGTCGGCGAACGAGGTCACTACCGACTCGCCCACCGCGGACAGGTTTTCAGCTTCGCGGCGAATCTTGATGAACGCTCGCGAGAACCCATCCTCCAGTGCCGTGCTGGACTCCAGCGCCCGCAGCCGCACGTTGTCCAGAGCAACCGCGATGGCGGCCTCCAGGTCCGGCCGGGTAGCCCGCAGCGCCAACAGGTCCGCCTCTTGCTGCAGGAGCTGTGCGCCGATGTCCAGCTCCGCGATCAGTTGTTCGCGCCGACGTGCATCTTCCTCTGCCGTCCGTCGCGACTCGGCCGCGCGCTCCTGCTCCTCGGTCAGCTTGGTCTGTGCGAACAGCAGCGACGCCAGCTCGTTCTGCTGCTCGCGCGTCAGCTCGACGCCTTGCCGGCGAAGCGCAAGTTCGGTTTCGATCGCCGTGGCAGCAAGCTCGCCCTGGCGCAGCCGAGTCTGCTCGATCGTGATGGCATCGCGCAGCGACTGGATTGCTTCCTTGTATGGATCGCGGCCGAGCGTCTCTTCGGTGGCCGAGCCCAGCTTGGCGATGGCGGTGCGGTACTCTTCCGCCGTGATGGTCCCCGCTGCGTAGAGCGAGTTGAGCGCGACCTGCCGGCGCGCAGCCTCTTCCTGCGTGCTTCGCAGGTCTTCAAGCGTGGACTTCTCGTCCTCCAATGCCTGGATCTTCCGCAGCCGCCCTTCGATGTCGCTCCGCTGCGAATCGCTGGCAACGATGCCGGCGTCCAGGAGTCGGTTCAGCTCCTCTTCAAGCCGCGACTGCACCTCCGTCTCGCGCGACGACAGCTTTTGCCGAGCAATGCGCCGGTCCAGCGCGGCCAGACTGTTCTCCACAGAGACGGTGCTGGCCTCGCGCGCTTCGCGAAGCCTGCGCTCGTCCTCTGCTTCCTGCCGGATCTGCTTGGAGAGTTCGCCCAGTCGCGCGCGAAGGAAGTCGGCGCGCGCCGCCTGCCCCTCGGAGAGTTGCCCTTGCCGCTTGCCGGCCTTCTCCAGCTCGTTCAGCTCGCGCGTAAGCCCCCGGATCTGCGCACCCTGGCTGGCGAACTTTGCGTCCTCCGCCAGCATGTTAAGGTTCCGGTTGACCGTCTCGAACTCGTCCGCCACGCGCGCGAACGCGATCGCGACCAGTGTTCCCGTGGCGGCCAGCGTCGCCAGCAGCGGGTTCGCTGCAACGGACACCGTCAGCAGTCGACCCATGCCGGGGATCAGCTTCGTAGACAGCGCCGCGGCCAAGATCGTTACGCCAGCGGTGGCCGTGTTCGTCTGGTCGGCCAGCGTGCGTAGCGCAGTTGCCGCCTTGTCGAAGCCCGCGGTCAGCGCGTTGGTTCCGCCTGCGTTGCCCAGGGACAGGATCAGACCTTCCAGCGCCGACTTTGCCCGCAAGATGGCCCCTTGCAGGTTGTCGTCGATCACCGCAGCGGTACGCTGCGCAGTTCCCCCGGCACCTTCGAGTCGCTTGGTGAACTCCTCGATGCGGCCCAGGTTGTTCGACAGCACCTCGAACGCGGGGCCTCCGCGGTCCCCGAAGAACTCCAGCGCTGCGCCGGTGTCGAGCCCTGCTTCCTTCAACAGGCCCAGCGCCTGCACCAGGCCGATCTGCGACACGCGGACATCGTCCGCCGACAGCCCCAGGCTGCGCAGCAGGTCGCGGTTTTCCTTGGTGGGCGACTCCAGCTCGGCCAGCACACGCCGCAGGCCCGTGCCAGCAAGGGATGCCTTCAAACCGGCATCCGACAGCACGCCCAGCGCCGCGTTCGTAGCCTCGATCGACACGCCCAGGCCGGTCGCAACTGGCGCGACGAATTTCAGGCCCTCGCCGAGCTGGCCGACTGTCGTGTTCGCGGAGTTCGCCGCCAGGGTCAGCACGTCGACCACGCGCCCCGTCTGCTCAGCCTCCAGGCGGAACCCTCGCAGCGCGCTCGCAGCGATGTCGGTCGCTTCGGCCAGTCCGAGCCCGCCGGCCCGGGCCAGCGTCAGCGTGCCACCGACCGCGGCCAGGGCTTCCTGTACAGAGAAGCCCGCGCGGGACAGGCTCAGCAGCGCGTCGCCGGCTTCCGTGGCCGTGAAGCGGGTACTGATGCCCAGCTCGATCGCCTTGCGCCGCAGCAGCTCGAACTGCTCGGCGGTGGCGCCAGTCACAGCGCGCACCGTGGCCAACGACTGCTCGAACGTCGACAGCGTACGGATAGCTGCCGCCGCTGCGCCGGCCGTGACCAGCGCCGTAAGCATGCCGCCAACCGCCGCGCGCGTCTGGTTGGCGCGGTTCTCGATCACCACCAACTCCCGCTCGACGACAGTGCGCCCGATGGTTGCGCCCTTCGGGTCAATCACCACGTCGATGCGGAAGTCAACCATGGGTCACCTTGCCTTTTGCGACTGCTTGCGCTGCTCTTCGCGTTGCCAGCCCAACCAGGCTTCGTCCATCTCGCGAATCACGGTTTCGAGAACGCCCAGCATAGCACGGGTCAGCCCTTTTCGCTCGCCGTACTGGGCGATTCGACTGTTCGGTATCGGCCCGATCACCTGGCCGAACGCGCGCTCGGTGGACAGCTCCCAGAACGCGCGCAGCCAGAACTCATCGCCGCGCACCGTAGCCGGCCGGTCAAGGTACCACTTCGGCAGCCCGCCCGCGTTGGCTGCGTACTGCCCCGACTCGATGGCCCAGCCGTCGCGGGCGTAGCGCAGTTCCCAGCGCAAGCGGGCGGTCAGTTTCCCGCCAGCTCCGCCGCGTCGACCGGGCTCGGGTCTTCCGGCACCATGAACGTCGCCGGGTTCGCCGCCGCATCGCGGATCCGATCGAACAGCCACGCGGGCAGCTTCTGGCAGAATTCCCGCATATTGGCCTGCGTCGGCGCAATGTCGACTCGCTTGGTGTCCTGCACACCGGCCCAGGAGACCAGCACGTTGCCCGGGAAGATGGCGCGGTCTTCCGACCGGTTCTCTTCCAGCGTGGCTGCGTCGATCAGCGGCGCCCCGGTCTTGTTCCGCACCCGCTTGGCCGCGCGGGCCAGCAGGGCGTTCCAGTACGGGGCGTTGCCCTCGCCCGCGTACTTGATGACCAGCGCTGCGCCGGGGTTCAGCTCCGGCATGGGCAGGATTGCGGTACGCTCCAGGGGATCCAGTCGTTTCAGGTGCTCGAACATGGGGTAGGTTCTCCGATCATCACGCCCAGGGGACGGCAGCAAACACGCTGATGCCCAGGGACACGTTGGGAATGGTACCCGCCGGGTCGTTGAAAGCAACCCCCGTCACGTTCACCAGCACCGACTGGTCGACCGGGAACTCGCGCTCGCCACCCTCGAACGTCAGCGACGGCAGGTCGATGGCAAGCGCCCCGTCCTCGTTGCGCAGGATCGCCTGGAACGTCGTCGTCGTGTTGTTGCGAATCGCGTTCACGATGGCCGCGCTGGTGAACAGCATTTGGCCTTCCAACGTCACCTCGAAAAGGCCCGTGTTGACGTAGGACGCACCCAGCACGCCCAGGCACTGTTCCGTCGAAACGTTGTTGTTCAGCGTCACCGTCAGCGACTTGAAACAGACGTCGCTGGCCGCACTGATAACGTCCGTGGTCAGGCTCGCGATGTTGCTCGACGTGTTGACAGCGGTCGTGCGCAGGGGTGCCACTGCCGAGCTGGCGTTGGTCTTTCGGCTGCTGGTGATGGCCTCCGAGGTCGTGCCGATGAACCCGAACGAACAGGTGGCCTTGTCCGCCAGCGGCAGGTTCAGCACCAGTTCGTTCGCGAAGTTGCCGACCGCGTACTCGAACTGCGGAACGCCAGCGCCGCCCAGCTCCGGGTACCCGGCCTCGAACTGGATGGTTCGCTCCAGGTAGCGGTTGTCGCTGGCGTCGGCATCGACCGAGACGTTGCGCAGGAACCGGCCGAACATGATGTCGACCGCGCCGGAGTTGCTGGCATCGCTGGCCAGCGCCGGGCCCAGCTTGTCGAACGTGACCGTACCGGCCGCAACCGACGTGATGCGCGCATACCCGTAGATGTCCGTGCCGGTGCCCAGGGCGTTCTGGACGACACCGGTCGAACTGGGCGACCCGAAGTGCACCAGCATGCCGGGGAACCAGCCGATGGTGGTGAAGTCCACGTCGGTACTGGTCAGCGAAGCCGTCGACCCAGTGACCGTGAACGCCAGGTCGCTCGCCGCGAACCGCATGCCGCACACCTGCAAGCTCGCGTTCACCGGTGGCGTCTCGGCCACCAGCGACGACCCGCCTACCGTGATGGTCGTACCCGAGCCTGCGAGGTCGGCCGTCAGCACGTGCAGCCCGTTGTTGGCCGCGTTCGTGTACCCCTTGGCCCAGACCAGCGTGGCCTGGGCGGTCGTCACCCACTGCACCTTGCCGGCCAGTAGCGCGCTTGCCGCGGCAATGGTGAAAGTCGTACCGGTGGCCACGACCGGGGGCACCACGCCGCCGGTGCCGCGCAGGTCGAACTCCGCGTTCGCGAACTCAGCGAACACGAACTCCTGTCCGAAGTCCGTGAACGCGTCGAGCGTCAGGTCGGCATCGAACTCGACACCCGATTCCAGGGTCGTCACCGTGCCCTTGCGGCGCCCGCGCTGCTTGCTGATGGGGCGCCGCGGGGTGGCACTCAGCGATGGGCCGTAGCCCGTGATTTCGTTCGGCTCCAGCGATCGCCAGTTCGGCGAACCCGGCAAGGTGCCGATCGCCGATTCGACGGCGTATTGCAGACTTACGTTGTTGGTCAGAACCCGTGCCATTGCTCAACCCTCACTTGGTCTCGTGGTAGAGAAAACTTGCTTCGACGTTGATCTGGTACCACGCGCCGTCGTTTCCAATCTCGCGCGTCGACACCCCGAAAAAGTGTACGGCTTCCGTGCCCAGGGTCTTCCCCTCGAACACTCCTCGAGCCGCCGTGGCCAGCTCGTCCGCTGCCGCCACTCCGGCGTTCAGCGGTACGAAACACTGCACGATCACGTTGCCGCGCCGCTCGAATCGGCGAAGACCGGTTGCGCCCAACGTCTCCTGCAGGCCGACTGTGTGGCGCATCACCAGGCGCACCCAGCGCGCTCCCGTCGGGGGCGTATACGCCTCGTTGTCGAACGTGACCGGAGACAGGACCCCCCAGCCAGCCAAGAACTGGCTGTACACGCGTTCGCGCGCCTGGTTGGTGGTCGTCATGGTTGCATCTTACCGAAAGCCCGCGGGCAGGTCAACGCGCACGGCCTTCTCGACGTTTGCCTGAATGAACCCCGCGGGGGCCTGCCGGCTGCTCCCTTCGTTCAGGTTCACGATGTACGGCACCGCGTTGGACACGTACACCTTGCCCTGTTCGAGCTTGTACGTGGCCGCTACCGACACGACCCCCGCGCCCTGCTCGGCCGTGTTCACGTTGCCAGCCTCAGCCTGCTCGCGCGTGCCTACAGGTCCACTCACCGGCTCGCCAATGCGCGGGATCCAGTTGGCGCGCGCCCATCCCGTATCCACAGGGGTCCCGCCTTCGCTGGGCGCCCGGACCAGGTTGGCCGTAATGTCGAGCGCGATCTTTTTGATGATGCGTTCGACGAACAGCGTCAGCGACTGGACGACCACCGACACCTGCGGCGATCGCATCTCACTTCGCGGCCTTTGCGGCCTTCAACGCTGCCGCACGCATCTTCACCGCAGCTTCGCGGCCACGTACGCGCCGCACGGTGCCGTCCGGCATCTCCACCCGGAACATGCCGCGGCCCAGTGGCACGATCGGCTCGCCGGCCGCGGCCAGCTTGGCCGGGGGCTGCCAGTCGCGAATCTGGATCACGCCCGTATCGTACAAGCGCCGAAGCCGGACTTCCTGCGCGCGCGGGTGCTCGCCCAGTTGGGCGCGCATCTCCGGGGTGACGGGGTCGCCGCCCTTGACCTGCTGGCCGAATGCGGTGCAAGTCTTGCGGAACTCGAACTCAGCGGTGGGATCCCACCGCTGCTGGGGGTGTCGAAGTGAGGCCATCCTACTGCCGCAGGCCGGCGCAATGGCCGGCCCGTGCAAGAACCCAGACTGCCGTGGCCGATCAGCTCACGGCGTTCAGGAAGAACCCACCGAGGTCCGCAGCGACCTTCTTGTGGTCGAACGCCTGCTCGATCTCGATGCGGTCCGACTTCAAGTGCTCCATGCGGAACCGGCTGATGCGGGTGCCCAGCACGTTCGAGCCCAACAGGCCCGACCACGTGAAGGTGTACCCGGCCGACGGGACCATGAGACCCGGGTTCGGGGCCGCGTAGACCAGCAGCGCGTGCTTGCCGCCGATGAAGCTGTGCGCGTTGGCCGCACCCTCGATCGCCGTGTTCACGATGCCATCCATCACCAGCACCTCGTCCAGCTCCATGATGGCCGCGACGGTCGCGCGGGCAGCGCGGGCAGCGCCTTCCGTCTGGCCGCGGTCGATGCGCCCGATGATGTCCGGGTGGTTCTTGATCGCGTCCCACGTGCGGCGGCCCAGGATCAGCCGGTTCGGGCGGAAGCCCGTCGACTCCTGGATCGTCGAGCCCATGTCGTCCACGTTCTTGATCGGATCCGACGCCGCATCGTCCCAGCGCAGGAACTGCGTGCCCGTCGGACTCGACGCCACGCCAGCGCGCTCGTTCGTCCAGACGGTCGTGGCGAAGTACTGCGCAGCCCACGAACGCTCGCGGCGGATCAGCGCCTTGAGGCTCAGGAACTCCGTGGCTTCGCGATCCGGCGAAAGCGGGGAGTCCGCGTTCGCGCGCATCTGGTCGGCCACGTTGACGTGCAGCCCGTACACGTCGCAGCCGTAGTTGTCGGTGCTCACGGTGTACGTGGCGCCCGCCGACTCCGTGCCGGCTGCACGCTTCTGCATCTCGTCGCGGTTGAACGCACCGCGATCGTAGGTGAAGTACTTGTCCGTCTGCTTGCCCACCGGAACGGTGGGGAATGCCCGATCGGCAACGAACCCGTCGCGCGCCTGGAGAAACGCCAGGCTGATGTTGGTCAACGGCCGGTCGATGTGGACATCGCCCTGCCCCGGTTGCTGGATACCCATCTGTGTCTTCCTCTTGCCTTGTTGTTGTGTGTGCCACCCCGACCTGCCGCGGGCGAAGTGCCCGCGCGCTAGATCACGTCGCGCCGTCCTGGTGCTGCGCGTGCTGGATCTCGATCACCTCGCCCG